CCACAACGGAATGCGACTGGGTCGAGAGTCTCAAATGCGTCTGCGACATCGTATTCATAGCCACAGACTTTGAGCATCCCACGGTTCGATCCATAGCCATCACGGAGAACGTCTTTGTAGCCTTCGCGTACGTCGATGCTGGATGCTCGCATATCGCAGAGAATGGTTTGTAATCGTTTCTGTTCAGTGTGGGTGAGGTTAGTGATGTCGTAGGTCATAAAGTCTCCTATAGGTCGATTGTGTGTGTTTGGTGAGGTTTGGTTATTTTGTCCACGGCTGGAGCATCCACGATGGATAAGGCTCACAGTGGATGCTGTATTTCTTGAGTGTGCTTTCAAGCCAGTTCTTGGAAACCGGACCCTCTAGTTCGACTAGAATCGATCTCTTGCCGTATTGGTTGCGGCCGAACTGAATCCAACCCGCCTGTTGGACGTTTTCTAGCGAGAAATGGTCGCGCATTCTATTGAGATGTTCTTTGCAGAGTTTAGAACCTAAATGGCTGTAACGAATTTGGACTCTCATGTGTTCTTTCCTTTCAATCAGTGTGTGATCTGCGTAATCGTGCAAGACGTATGTCAGACAATTAGAGCAACGTCAACACTTAATTGAGGATAAAGGAGATTTTTTTACGAGTTTAGGAGTTAAACGGTCAGGTAATGGAGGTGGGATAGGAATGAAGCGGTGCGGCGGTTACTGGAGGGGTGTTATTTCCTTTAGTTTCAAGGACTTACAGAACTCCCTCCAATGACCAGAACATACTAGCTCGCGGCGTCGCAACCCCTTTGTTGCTCTTGTCACCTCATAGATTGCCCACTCTCGGCAAAGACGCGAGCATTTTGCGGTCCTGAATGAAATCGGGTTTAAACTCCATGCGCGCCCTAGGTGATCTTTGAACATTTCCGTTTCGTTTTGTTGGTCGTTTGTCATACGATCACGACATGGCAACACCCACGAAGAGTCAAGCCGTTTTAGAGACCGAGCTCGAAACCTGCCAGGAGTACGCTCGGCGTATGTTCGGGATAGAGTTAAACCTCCACACCCTGCGAGATCAGCTCATGGACCTCACCGCTGAGAAGATCCACCGTTACTACTATCATCGGTTCAGCGATTGGGGTGTAGCGGATCTTAGGGCTATGGCCGACGTGGTAGAACGCGCAGCCCCTCCGCCTGAAACACTCAAGGCGAAGGCTAGACGCCTTAATAAGGCCCGGCTCGAGCGTGAAACCGAGCTTGCCGCGGCCCTCAATGAGGCTGGCGAGTGAGTAGCGATCACACCCGCAAGCGCAAAGAAGCCTATCAAAAGCGGTTTCGTTTCTCGATGGATCTTGTCGAGAACCTGCAGGAACAAGGGCTCAATCCCGTCACGGAGTTTTTCAAGACCTTGGCCCTAGTCGACGATCCCGCAATCAAGGCAAAGTTACTCCTCGACGTGTTTGAGTACGTTTACCCCAAGCGCCGAGCCATCGAGGGCACGGTGGACGTTAACGTAGGCTCAACGGAGCTTAGTCACGCCGAGATCAAACAAGTCCTAGCAAATGACCCGTTCCTACTTGCTGCACCTGCCGCAAAGGATCCGCTCGATGTCGAGTGACGCTGTCGCAAAGTACCGCGAGATGCTGGCCAGGTCCCTCATCGAGCTACACTCACGGTGGGCTCCCCATCCTGCACAAGCTCAGATTGGAGCGGCACTACTCACTCGAGGCCATACCGACATATTCGCAGTCTGTGGTCGTAACTTCGGGAAGACGGAGCTCGTCGCCTATCTCCTTTGGCGCTACGCTCGGACGTTCCCAGGCTCGGAGAACTATTACTTTAGCCCGTATATGAAACAATCCCGAGAGATTCTCTGGGAGACTAACCGCGTGCAGGGGTTCGGTCCTAAGTCATGGCTTGACGGCAACCCGAACAACACCGAGATGCGGATCCGGTTTAAGAACAAGTCATTCATCAAGCTAGACGGTAGCGACAACGTCGAGGCGTACCGAGGTGTGAAGCCTAGAGGCCTCACCATATTCGATGAGTTTAAGGACTTTAGGCCTGAGTTTTTCGAGGCCTACGACCCAAACCGCGCGGCGTTCGGGAGTCCTCTCCTCATTATCGGCACCCCTCCCGAGTTTGAGGGGCAGTTCATTAGCCTATTTGACGCCTGGTCAAAGGATAAGGACAAAGCGACATTCCGCTTCCCTACCTCATGCAACCCTCACCTTGACCGAGAGTGGTTAGCCAAGAAGAAGTCCGAGCTATACGCTAGAGCCGAGGGCGACGTATGGGAGCGGGAGTATGAGGCCAGATTCGTTAAGGGTGGCGCTAAACGGATCTTTCCGATGCTGGCCCCTACCATGGTCAAGCCGCACGATCAGGTCATGGCCTCGATCCTACGGGAGCGCAGGCGTATGGAGTGGTTTGTATGGGCTGACCCTGCAGGCGCGTCCACGTTCGCTGTCCTATTTGTTGGGATTAACCCCTACACAAAGCACGTCTATTTCCTGGACGAGATATACGAGCAACGCCAAGAGGAGATGACGGTAGGCAAGATAGGCCGACGGATCATCGAGATGACAAAGGACTTAGAGCCTGACCACGAATGGCGTCATGGCTACGACGAGGCCGAGACATGGTTTGCAAACGAGATGCTAGAGCATTTCGATCTCTCGTTTGAGCCTACCTCAAAGAATAAGAACGATAAGACGACGGGCCTAGCACTCCTGAAGGACGCGATGCTAGCCAACAAGGTCACCTTCTCCTCTCGATGCCGCAAGCTGTATTGGGAGATGGACAACTACCGGAAGGACGACAACGGGCGGATCATGAAAAAGGACGATCATCTCATTGATTGCGCTCGGTACGTTCTCGGGGCATCCTATTATTCATTGAACGAGAGTGAGTACAAGACGCCCGAGATGGACGAGATGTGGCGGGGTGCTAGGATTGAAGACGACTTCCCGGGCTTCAGGGAGACAGGTGAGCCTGAGGATGAGTGGGAAACATACGAAGACTTTGAGATGGGGTGGTAATCATGGGTAAGCTAGAAGACCAAAAAAAACACTTAGAGACTTATATCAAGACACTCAAAGACCTCGCAGAGGAAGAAGCGTCTTATGACTCTAAAAGGCTCGACAAGTTGAAAAATCGTCAATCGCTTCAAGGCTTTAAAGACGAGCTTAAAGCCTCAAATAGATCGCGATGGTATTCAGACATAGACAAATTGACCGAAGAAACAATTTACGATGAGAAAAACAAAAGAGCTTTAACTGGATGGCAAAGCCACAAAAAAATAGCTCAAGACCAACATGATGGCAGTCCATGGGCAAAAAGACAAAGAGAAGGCTTTAGAAAAGACAGGACTCAACAAATCGAACACGAAGAAGGAAAATATAAAGCGCTTTTAGAGAAGCTCGCCGAAAAAGAAAAAACAAAACAGAAAATCATGGGGGCTGTAACCAAGTTTTCAAAGGCGGCAAAGTTTTTAGGTCCGGCGGCCTCGGTTGCCGAATTTTTGCTTGGATCATCTCCAATGCACTCCACGGAAGAAGAGATGAAAGAAATCGAGAAAATTAAAGACGAAGAGATCGGTAGAGCAGAGGATCTTTCTGGGACAGAATACTCTAGGAAGAAAAAAGGGTTTGGCCGATGACATGGCTTGTGGCGTTTGTGACTGTGATTGGGATTCTTCAGATTATTTGCCTACTTGGCGTATTTTGGGGGATGGTAGAACTACGCGCTATGCAAAAGTCGACTCATTCGATCCAGTATGTCCCAGTTGACCCAAAGTTTCAGGGTGTAACGGACGAATTGAAGGAAGCTCTGAGCAAGGATCTATTCGATAACGTAGTTTAAGGGATAACCGACCATGGACCAAGTCTACAGCTTTGATGACCTGAACAGCGAAACCAACTACGTCAAGCCAAGCCGCCCTATCTATGAGTTTGACCTCGATGATGAGGCAAACGAGAAGGACATCCTTGAGTGGCTAAAGGGTGAGCGGGACTACTTGGAGAGCGAGGCCAGAGAACGCGTGCGAGTCATGCGCCGGAACTTGGCTCTCTACAAAGGCGTTCAGTATCAGGAGATTGAGAGCCGTATTGATGCGAGAGATCGGGCCGCCGATCGTTCGCAGTTCATGCGTAAGATCGTAGCTAACCACCTTTTCGACTTAACGAAGAACCGCGCATCCCGTTTGATTAAGTATCGCCCGAACGTGGCAATCCTTCCGACTAACGATGAGTTAGATGACAAGCTTGCCGCTAAGTCATGCAAGATGCTTCTCGATCATATCTGGTACGAGAACGACTTTGAGGGTGTGATTCAGACTCAAATTGCAACCTACGCTCAGATTATGGGCGAAGTGTACTGTATGGTCTTATGGGATAAGGACAAGGGTGACCTGAGTCCTGCCTATGTGAAGGCCAAGAGCAAGTACAAGGGCGGTAGAATCCCCATGCTCGATGAGAACG